GGAGGACTAATTTTTGGTATTCTTTTACACTCTTTTATGAGTTCAAGTTGGGTTTTTAATTTATCTTTCTTTTTTTGTTCAGCAATATAATCATCACTACACACAGCACCTAAAGGCATACGAAATCTAAAACCTACTCTTTGGTCTTGATATTCATTATTTGTGCCTGATTTATAATCTCTTTGATTCATTTCTGCGTAAGGTTCAAATGTACCTCTTTCGCAAGAGTTTTGATTTTGTAGGTATTCGTTTCTAGCCTCTGCGTAAGTTGCTACACAAAGAAAGAATACAATCCATAATAAATTATCTCGACAAGTCTTTAAGGTCATATTCATGGTCTCGTACAGTTTCTGAAAGTTGGCGATACAGATTCTCAGCCATTGTCCACGTTGCTTCTGCCGCCGCAAGTCTTGTTTTAAGATCGTAGATGTCAGCTACAGATGCTGTATTTTTTTCTTCTAGTTTAAGAATAGTTTCTGAGTTAGCTGTAATAGTATCTGTTAAATTTAATACATACTTAATAGATGTAAATGATCCAGCTAAGATTGCCGCTATCACAGGCACAATTACTATATTTTTTTTAAGCCATGCAAAATTACTTGGTGCTACAACTTCATTAGTTAATACTAAAGGTTTCTGTTTTTTTTTCATTATAATGCCTCACTACAAGAAAAAGATATTCCGTATTTACTAACGTGGTCTGTGTCCCAGTTAAATTCGTTACTATCTAATCTCATTAATGTTGTTGTGTTTAAATAAATTACTGTTGTGTTATTGTTAATTGTTTCTATTCCTTGTCTTAATGATGGTTCTATTTTTACATTAGCTTCACCACTACCATTAGCTGTAACATTCTCGGTAACCATATAAACATAAGAATTGATTTGAATATAATCTCCAGCTTTAAATACATTTGCTCTACTTGCTGTAAAGCCATCTAAAGCTACTTGATTGCCTGTTTGACTAGCACCATTAACTAAAACTGTGCCTGTCGCAGTACCCTGAATTGTTTTTCTATCTTGATCACCTAATTTAAAAGTTCCTCTAACACCTCTTAATTGCATAAAGAAAGCTAACCAAACAGATGCGTTATCTTTTAACATAGGTGGTAAACTCATAGTAGCATTCCATTGTTCGCCACTATGTTGATACACTTGTTGTTGTGCGGTAAAAGGAGATTGCGTAATAGATACAGTTCTTCTTAAACCAAAATTTTGTGTTTTAACTCCTGTAGCTGTAGGTAGAGTTAAAGGATATGAGGGTGTAAATACTGCCATAATTAATTACCAAATGCCTTACTAAATTTTCCACCACGTTGCTTTGCGTTTGCAACAGCAGATATTGTTGAGTTTTGTATTGCTGGTAGCATATTCATAACTTCTGCTCTCACAGTATTAGTTATGCCTACAGCAAAGTTTAAATTTTGTACTACACTAACTCCACCACCACCCATTGAATTTTTACTGTCAGCATTATTTCTTATGCTTCCTGCACTTCCTGGAACGAATAACTCTGGACCTCTTTCTCCAACTATTGTTGGACTTCCTTGTTGTACTGTACCACCACCTGCCATCATTTCTTTCCCTGAAGAACCTAATACTGGTGATTTTGGAGATAATATTCCCTCAATACCTTGTGTTATAACTCCAGTAACTTTATCTAATATTAATTTTTTAATAATAGCTTTTTGTATATCTATAATTAATTCTCTTAAAATAGATTTAAAATCTAAAGCACCTTGTTTACCTCTTAAAAAGGCATCTAAAATATTATCACCTACTTTGTTAAATGCTTGTCCTACAGAGTTAGCTACACTTTTTAAATCTTCCATTTGGCTTTTAAAGTCTTCAACTTTAATAGTGTTCTCTCTAATTAAACCACCTCTTTCACCTAGAATACGATTAATTTCTTCTTCAGCAATAGCACCCTCACCTAATTTTGATCTTAAAGAATCTTCTAGTTTTCTTAAATTAACATTTACTGCTCTTTCTCTAGTAGTAGCTTTTAAATCTTGTAATTCCCTTCTTTGAGTTCTTAATAATTTGTTTGATGTTTTGTCAGCAGTTTTATCTATTTTAATTACTACTTTTTCTTCTCTTTCTAATAATTTTGTTTTTTCTATAATGGCTTGTCTTTCTGCACTAGACTTTTCCATTTTTTTGTTAAGTTCTTCTATTTCATCTTTTAATGAATCTGCTCTATGTTTAGCTGTACTACCTGCTAATGATTCTTGTTCTATAATTCTGTCGGTTAATTCGTTATATGCATCAGCTTGAAATTTAATAGTTTTATTTATTTCTTTAAATCTATTATTAAGTTGTCCAATCTCATCAGGTAATTTTTGTACTTCAGGAACAAATTTAGCCATAACATTAGCTAAACCTTGAATAACTGTTGTAAGACCTGATACTATAATTTTACCAGCTTTAGATTTTTCAAAGAATAAAATAATGTTTTCACCTAGTGTATCAAATGCACCTGATAAACCACCTGCCGCACCTTTACCAGCACCACCTACTTGTTCTTCTAGTGCTTTTAATATTAGTTCTTGTGCTTCAGCTTGTCTGCCTGTTAAAGACATAACTTTAATCTGTTCTTTTTGTTGTTCATTAAAAGATACACCAACTCGTCTTAATGCTGATAAACCAATTTCAGGTTCTTCTAATGCTTTACCTAATTGTAATGCCGCAGTTTTCATACTACCAAAACCAACTGCCGCTAAATCTTGTGTTAATGCTAATGTTCTTGTAAATGTTTCTCCAGCAATAGATTTAAAAGTTAATAAAACTCCTGCCGCATCTCTTGCACCTTGAACACTAGCTAAAGTACCTCTACCAATAGCAACTGCCATAGCTTCAATATCTTGTCCAGTTACCTTTGCCGCTCCACCTGTTGCTTTAAGTAATGCTTCTAGTTTTAAAAATTGTGATTCTGCATTTGCTCCAATCTTTGCAAATTTAGTAAACGCAACACCTGCTAAAACAAAAGCACCTGTCAGAGCAAGAGTTCCAAGACTAACTCTACCCATAATAGCACCAATAGCAGTTATACGACCAGCTACTGGACCTAATGGACCTTGTACTGCCGCAATAGAACCTGATAAGTTCTGCATATTCTTCTGCATATTCTTACTGCCTAAAGATGCTTTCTTAGTAGATTTTTCTACTTTTTTTAAACTTGTAGAAGCCTTATCTATATTAGATTTAAACTTCTGTGCGTTTGCAATAAGTTCTACTCGTATTGTTGCTAAATTTGATGCCATAATTTTTAATCTGGGAATTGCCTCATTAAATCTTCCATTTCGTTTTTAAGTAATGGATTGTTAGTTTTATTTTTGCCATTCTTTAAATGATGACCATTCAAAGCTGACATAAATTCTGTTATTGATAAATCCCAAAATACTTTTGGGGAGAATCTTAATACACCAAGACCTATTTCTAGGTATTGCTGGATTGGGTATCTTGTTGCTCGTTCTCCCCCTGTACTAAAGGGGAATCTTCTTCTTTTTTCTCACCTGTAAATAGTGTCATTAATACTTCAGAACATAAAACTGCACCTTTAATCATACCAGTTTGCATTAACATATCACCAACTGCTGATTGAACAAATTTACCACCAGCACCTTGTAATGCTTCGTGCATAACTATAACTATGTCTTTCATAGAATAATTACTAGCACCTAAACTATTGGTAATATCCATTATAGATTTACCAGTTCTATTTTCTATATTAACTATACCATCAAAGGTAAGTCTGAAAGTTCTTTCTTTTCCTCCAAACTCACCCTTAATTTCACCTTTATATTGATTCGCCATCTGTGTCTTTTCCTTTCGCTGTTTCATATTTTTTAAACTTTTTAAGTGTTTTGTTAGATTTAACTATATCAGTTGTATTAACTGATTCACAAGTTATTTCTGATCTACCATTTAAAATTGTAATATTCTGAACAACTACTTTATCAACACCGATAATGATATGGTCATAAGGTTTAACTGGTATATCAATTTTTGCTTCGACAGTTATTACGCCCTTTCTAGTAACCTTGTAAAAACCATTATAGGTTTTATCTTCAACCTTTATTTCAACCATCTTGTACCCATCTGTCCATTCCATATATTTTTCCTTATTAGTTATTAAGCATTCGTATAAGTCATTGTACCATTCGATTCAAGACTTACTGAAAAAGTTTCTTCTCCGTTGTATTCACCTGCTCTTTCATAAGATGTAACTATAAATGCACCTTTTACAGTTGATTCATCTCCAAAAACTAAATCGTAATTTACTGAACTTCCTGTAAATGCCGCTCCTCTTATATTGTTTTCTCCTGCAGAATCTGTAAATACTCCACTTGCAGATATACTCATACTTCTTATTCCCATATTTCCACCTAATGCTCTACCTATATCGTGTCCTGATGATCCACTAAATGTTGCTGAGTCTTTTGCTGTTATATCTACCATTTCTCCATTAATAGACATTGATGTACTTCTCATTCCACCAATAACTACTGCTGTTCCACTGCTATTGTCTTTGAGTAGAAAGCTACTACCTTTTTGTGCCGCCATGTTATTGCTCCTTTATTTTATATTGTTGTTTATGAACTTAAAACAAATACACGAAATCTTTGTACTCCATGCGTTGTTAATCCGTCATTTTCTTTTATAATATCAGAAAACTCAAATCTCATATTTACAAGACTTGCTCCTGATACTGATAAACTCGATTCGTGTAGTATATCGTAAACTACTGACATAATATTTTTAATTTCTACACTTCCTCTATATCTTGAAAAGGTATGAACTTCAAGTGTGAAGTCTGAACCTTTCTTATCTTTAGTTCCATCATCTACCATTGTCTGCTCTCCTATTTTAACATAGGGAAAAGCTGTGCTTTCAGGCACGAAATCGTAAACGTCTGTTACTAAATTCTGTAATGTACTGCTTTGATCTAAAGCATTGAAAACTGTTTGTTGTAGTGCTGAAGCATAATTACTCATTTAACCAACCTATCTATTGCTGTAACAACCCTTTTAAATACAGCTTGTGTTATTTTTTCTTTACTCTTTACGAAAGCTGGAAATAAAAAAGGTCTAGGTTGCATCTTGCTAGTACCATATTCTAAGAATGCTGAATAGTCAGCACCACTTTCTACTATTGTAGTATTTGGGTTTTTTTGTTTAACTCTAATCTTACTTACTAAATTTCCTGTATCACTTGCTGGTGCTTGACCTGGAGCAGATGCTCTATGTGATCTACGAGGATTATATTTTTCATATACAATACCTGACTTTGCACCTGATTGAATACTTTTAACTGCTTCACTTCTAATTAATTGACCACCACCTTTAACTACTTCTTGAAAAGGTTGTTCTAAATCTTTACTTAATCTGCCTAATTGTGACATAACTTTTTTTAAATTTTTAACATTAATTTTAATATCCATTAAGCTATACCAACATTTTCTTTAGTTTTTATATTTATGTAATTATTATCATCATTCTCATCATTGATTTGAATAATATCAAAAGTTCTTGAACCAAATAATATTCTTTGTGCAGTAGATAAGCCACTTCTATATCTTATTAAAAATTCGTGTGTGTGTGGATTCTCTACCTGTCTTCCTGTCTTATCACTAAATATTTGTGTGCCACTTTTTGGTGTTATTTTAGCAAATGCTGTAATCACAGTTGAATAACTTGGTGAAGCATAACCACCATAGCCATCTGCACCCTGACTTAAACTTTGTATAGTTATTGAGTTTTTTAATTTGCCTACTCTTGATACAGACATATTAACCTCCTAATTGATTGTTTAGTCTTTGAACTTTAAAAGGTGCGAATAACATAGCCACTGTATTTGGTATCATATTAACCGACATACTTGTTGCTATCTCTCTATTCTCGTAAAGATGTAAAGCTAAAACTTTAATTGCGTGTATTAATAATTTTGGTGTACTTGCCGCAGTATTAGAATTACTTGAACCATAACCTGCTTTGTATTCTATCTCATAAGCATTAGCATTTCTTAATTCAGAAGCTGTTGGCCAACTAACTCCGTTTTTTAAAACTACTCTACCTTGTTCGCTTGATGTATCTACATAATAGTTACTTGATGCAAATGTACTTGCTGTATCATCATTATTATAATATTTAACAGAATTTACAGCTATTAAATTTGGCTTGGGTAATACTATATAATTTGAATTTGATTGTAAATCAGGTGCAGTATAAACACCCTCTTGTAATTTTTCATCTTGGTAAAATGGCAGTCTGTCTAATGATAAAGTTAATACTTGATAAGTAATTGCTCTACCAACATATGTTTCTGCCATATCTTGTGCAAGAAATACCAAAGACTCAATGAGTGTATTTTCTGTACTGTCTGAACTATCTATTCTTGCGAATGCTTTAAATTCAGCGATACTAACTACATTGGTTACCCAAGCTGTTTGTGTTGTTAATCCACTCATTGTTTATCCTTATTTTTTTTTACCGAATATTTTTTTAACAATACTCTTTTTTTCTTTTTTTTGTACTTCAGTTACAACTTTCTTTTCAGTTACAGGTTTAACTTGTTCTGCAACACCATTGTTTAACCATTTAGAAGCTAATTTCATTTGCCATGCTTCTGACATATTAAGTTCGCTATCTTTTTTATAAACTAAAGTTTCTGAACCTGCTTCATTAGCTGTTGCTAATTTATCTTGTTTCATTTTTATTTTCATAGTTTCTCCTTTAAATTTTATTTAATTAAAGGGCAAAGTTCCACTCTCGCTTTCCTTCGCCCTAAAATATTAACTTACGTTAATTAGTCGTTTGCTTGGTCAGCAGTTGGTCCAGAGATTGGATCTCCTAATACAACTGATAAACCTACGATAGTACCTGTAGAGTGAGACCCTGCGTGAGTTACTACACCTCTTACATATCTTTTGCCACCAACATAACCTAATTTGTATGCTTGTGTCGCATGGGCAGGTGCATCTACTACTTGGAAGATACCACTACCATCTACTGTACCACCAGTAACGAATGTGTTGTTAGTTACAGCCGCAAACCCTGAAGCTGGAGCATCTGAATCTTCTAAAGAAAAAGAAAATTTATTTGATCCAGTTAAGGTTATACCAGCTGCACCTACATCAGCAACTAAAGTAACAGATTGAAACCCTTGAGTATCAATACCTGTACCATTCGCTGATGCGGCTTTAACAACCGCAGACAAACTGTGGTCGATTTTAACATTTTGTGCTAAATCTTTCATTGTTTATTCTCCTATTGTTATAATTACTGTATAGTAATTGTTGTTATTGCTTCTGGTAAGATTACCTGTCCACCAACACGTCTTCTAGCAATGTATCTTACATTACCTGATGCCGCTTGTGTGAAAGGATCTCTCATAATTGAAAGACTTATTCTGTCTACAATCATGTATGCTCTTCTGATGTCACCAAATACAACTGGTAAAGTACCATCTGCTACGTCTGCCAAATCAGATGCTTCAACAACTGGGTGTCCTAATAAATTAGAACCGATTCCCATTTGATAAATTCCTGGTTGGAAAATATATTGGCTAGCACCATCTTTCAATTTCCTAATTGCAGATAGTGTTGATCTATTGAACAACCAAGTAGCATTTCTCATGTACTCAGATTTGATGTTATGAGCCGCACCGATTAAATCGTCTGCCGCTAATACATCATTTGCCGCTGTAGTGATAGTTCCAACATCTGAATTAGTGATAAGACCTTGTGGTTTACCAACTGAATTACCAGATATGAAAGCCGCACCCTCTGCTTTTGCAAATTGTTCTGTGAACTCTGTATTCATTTCCGCTTCAAGATTGAAAACTGAGTCTTCAAGTTCTTGTTCAGAAATATCTACTAAAGCATACAGTTCATGTGCTGGAATTTCTTCCAAGCCAACTGTGTAACCAGTTGTTTCACTTCTAGTGCCTTCTTCAGCAACCCAAGATGCCGCAAAAGTTCCTGTTCTTTTTGGAACTTGAATGCTTCTTTGAGATGTTGTTCTTACTCTAGCTAGTGATCTTACAGGGCTATACTCAATGATACCTTTGATTAATTCTCTCACGTACTCAGGTGGAGCAAGATAACCAGCAGTCGCATCATTTGATACAGTTAAAACTTTAACCTCATCAGGTGAAAGTCCTTCTTTACCTTTTCTTATCCATTTGTCATATACTTTCTTTTGAATTGATTCAACTTTTGAACCTTTTCCAAAATCAGGTCTTGACATAATAGTTTCTAACTTTGCCATTTGTTCTTGTGCAGATTTTGCAGTTACTTCTTGTGCTTTTAAAGATTTCTCAATATCAGCAAACTTATCTAATTCTTTGTCGATTTTAGATAGTTTTTCTTCAGTAACTGGATCAGAAGCACCTTTGCTTTCGATCTGTTTTAATCTTTCATCATTCGCATCTTTGAAAGACTCAAACGTTTTGCCAAGAGTTTCAACAGCAGATTTTACTTCGTTATTATCCATTGTGTTTTTCCTCATTGTTATTGTTTGATTATGTTAGCAACTTTATTTATTAAATCTGCTAACTGTTTATTTTCATCTCCAGCATCTCGCTGTGATAAAGAATCAGATAATGCTTTCGCACCAATCTTAGATTCTGTCCGAGAAAGACCTCCTGCTTCACGCAAGATTTTTTCCCACTCTCGAATATTTTTAGCATTACCTTTTACAGTTTCAATCAAAGCACTTTCATTCATTGGGAAAGTTACTAAACTGATTTCCATAAGATCAACTTCTTTAAGAGTTCTAGTTCCTCTCTTACTTTCATTGTATCCTTGCTTTTCAGGGTCTGCTCTAAATCCTATTGACATACCATCTAATGCACCCATCTTTAAAAGTTCGTATGCTTCACGACCTTTTTGAGTACCCATAGCTAATTTGCCTTTAACAAATAATCCTTTTGAATCTTCATACATATCTTCAAATATGCCGATAGGTTCATCTGTTTTATGTTGATATAATAATTTTACTTTACCTGCTGGTCTATTCTCTAAAGATTTAGTGAATGCACCTTTTTGCATTATATCACT